AAGTAAAATTTTTGAATTGATTTAAAATTTTTGCATATTATGTTTTTAAAAGATTGATATTTTACAAATCTTTGCTGATCGTCTGAGCAAGCGGACAGCCCCTCCAGCAGTAACTACCACAAAAATCGTTGAAGTGATTTTCCTTGTCTTGCGGCGAATCAAAAAACAGCGTTGTGCTCTTACTTTTGAAAACCGCCCCGAAACAGCAGATTTTACTTTGGCTATCGTAAGAATAAAACGGACATTTGGCTTTATTTTCTTTCAATTTTAACTCTCCTTTGATTTTGTATCTATTCCGCTGCATACTTCATTTTTGTGCAACCCCAAAAGACCGTACATCGCACGGTCTGAATTTACCATTATTTACCATTTCCGCCTCTGCGTAATCGGTAGAAAACAGAAATACCATTTTGCACCGCCTATGTCAGAGTAGTTCATTGAGTAATCGTCCTCAATGAGATAATGACCTTCGGGCGCTTCAATCATTTCTCCACGCTCAAGCGCTCTTATCTCTCTTCTTTTTGCCTTTCGTGTGACCGATTCAGGCTTTGTAAGATTGCGACTTGTCATCATTCGCTTTTGTGCTGCATCAACATCTTCTTTACCGGTCAAATCTTTTGTTATGTACTCAGCTAACTTCTTAAAATTCTCGTTTTTGTACAGCGGTGTAAAATTCTGACCACTTTCATACGGCCATTGTTCAAATAACAGTTCTCGGTCCTCTTTGCTAATGATGATATGTATGTGCCAATTTTTACCGCTTTTTCCGCATTCGATAAAGCCTATGTATTTAAGTCTGCCCTTGCCCTGCTTTTTTAGTCTGTAATTGATTCGGCCAAGCCACCTACCCACCTCGGCACGAAATTCTTTTTCGCTTTCATATGTTCCGTACGGCGCTGAAAAACGGCAGAAAAAATCACCGCTTGAAAAATTTGCATTGATAAGCCTTTGAATATGCTTTACCGCTCGGAGCTTGTTAGCCTTTCTCATCTTGGCAGGACTTAAAGAATTATTTGATTTTCTTCCGCCGTAGTTCTTGCCGATTTTTCTAATTGATTGATAATACTCAACCTCAATCATATCTCCGCTTTTGATTTTTCTCTTATATGTGTACATACGCTTAACCTTTTATTATAGTATATTATTCTCGTTTTCCCGACTTAATTAATCATTTGAGCAAGGGGGGTAAGGAGCATTTCAGCTCCTTGTTTTATGACTAATTATTATTCTATTTTGGAATTTTAACGCTGATAGATATAACTAAGCAGTAGCCCATCTGACCATTGAGCTACTGCTTTTTTGCAAACCTTGCTACTCTGCAATTGTGTGTTCTTATTTTATTGTGTAACAGCTAAAGCCAAAAAAAGAAGTCATTGTTTTTTGATTTTAGTTCTTGAATATGAAAACTGTGAATTTCGTTTGATTTCTTGATTTAAGAATTGGATTTCGCATGTAGCAAGGGAGTTGCCTTGATTATTTTTCTGCCGGATCTGACGCTCTTACCGTGTCAGCCGTCTCATCGGGCTGAGATTCAGCCTTCTTAACAGGCTCATACACCGAGAGCTTACCTGCCATAAGTGCGTTGACCTCAGCCAGCTTTGTGATATTTTCGTTAAGCACTCTGTTGTACTTCATTTCTTCCTCTCTTGTACACAAAAGATTCCCCATGTTGTCATCAAGCATCTGATTTTCTGCTCTTAATCTTCTGTTTTCTTCCCTGAGCTTTTTGCAGCCTTTTTCAGCCTTGAGTAATTTAAGGTTGAGATAATCAATCTGCATAAGCACTGTTGCAAAACACTTATGTGAACGCTCGTGTGCGGATTCTTTTAAGTTTTCAATCTGACTTTTTAAAAATTCTTTATCTGCTCTTCTCATATGTAGTCACCTTTCATTTTTAGAAGTAAAGCACAGGCAAGGATAATCCCTGCTTCTGCTTGCGCAAAACTTGTACCCTCGGCATTCCTTACAAGAGCGGCAGGTCAATGTCTCTTTTGTCTCGGTACTTACTTTTGATTTTGCCCATTCCGACGAGCGCTGTATATTCGCCGTAGCTGTACGATGTTCCGTGTTCTTCATTGTATTTCGTTAACTCCTCACAAATAAGGTCAATGTTATCCTTCTTCCTCTTTGTCCTCGGCTTCGGGTTCAGATTCGGATTCACAGCCTTCTCCCAATGCAGCTTTCTTGCTGTTGATGGTTGCTCTGATAACTGCCTCGAGCTTTGCTTTTTCTTCTTCGCTAATTTTGATTTCTTGGTCATATCCATATTTCCTTTCGTATTTTCTTCCGTCTGCAAAGCCGTTCGTATAGCTCTTATTGCAACGCTTATTAGTGATGTCCCAGTTTTGATTGATTGTTCGACCTTGCTTTTGATTCTCTTTCAAAAGGCGGTCGTTTTCTTCCTTCTCAACTTTATAAAGGTCACGATAAAAGTTAATGTTTTCCCTCATCCAAATAAGCGTTAAAATAAACGCTACTATAAGGATTAAAAACACAATAAGCATTGTTGTTCCTGCTGACATTATTTTTCACCTTCCGTTTCATCTGACCAGTCAAAAGCCTGTCCGCAGCGCCAGCAAAATTCAGGTCTGCCCTCTTTGATGAGGGCGTTGCAAATGGGGCATTGATAGTCAGTCCATTGCCATTCTTTGTGCTCGGGTATCGGCACCGGATCTTGCCAATTCTGGCGGTTATAATTATGTTCAAACGCTTTTACTCTGCTCTTTTTATTGCTACTTGTGCGTATCACTTCTTTAAGTTTTTTTGCCACTTGCTTTTCAAGAGCATGGACGGCAAGTTTAAGAGCGGTAAATATATTGGAATTGCTCAAATTTTTTAGTGTATCTTCAATGTTTGTTTCTTCGCCGATTTTATTCAACACTTCAATTGCTTTTTCGGCAGTCATATCCTGTATGCCTCTTTCGGCTTGATAGCAATATGTTCTTCTGTTCCACAGTTTCGGGGCATTTTCGGGAGTGTCAAATATTGTAAACAAAGTTTTACACCTTTTACATTTGACTCTCATTTCGTTATGTCCTTCATGAAACCCCAGTACAAAATCTTCGCTACCGCAGAACGGGCAAGGTTTAAGTTTTACTTCTGTCATTGCCTTTGTTATTGTCTTCCTCCTCAAGTAACAGCCGGCACATTTTAACAATTTGGTCTTTTAGTTCCATATTTCCGGTTGCAAGCATTTCTAATCTCAGCATGTAAGATTCTATGTAGGGTGTGGTTGGATCATCAATAGGATTAGGTGCATAAGCTCCTTTCTCCATAATCTTACATTGAGCGCAAAATTTTTGGTTGTTTTTTTTAGGAAAGAACTTTTGGCACAATTTGATTATTGTGTCGTATAAAACTGCGTTTTCGTCTGAAATCACATTGATTTCACGGCTCAATGATACAAGCATAGAATGACGAGTAGCTTGAGTAATGTACCCTGTATTATCTTCCTCAATTTTCCGTTGATTAGAGGCTACACTATCAGCTCTTGTTTCCCATAATTTTTTCCACTCTTCCGCTGTCTCAAGTTCTGACACAAACCCCATTTTGCAATTGCTACATTGACACGCAATACCCTCATAGTGTCCGGGCCTACACATCGGGCCTACTTTAAAATTAAACTTTAATTCATGACTTCCACAAAATGGGCAACCTTTAGCCATTATTTTCATCTCCTAAAAGTTCGGGATTATCGTATATATTTCCGACGACCTCAACATTTTCAGGCCAATAACACCGCCCTAAACCCTCGCAGAAATTGTCATACACAAACTCGAACTCTGTTCCTTCGGCATCGTACCGAACAACTCCGTAGCCGTCACCGTCTGAACGGTCAGAAAAATCAATAATATCTCCCTCAAAAATTTTCTTGCCGTTCTTGTCAACCATGCCTGTGTACTGACCAACCGTTTCGGGGTTGACCGCACCGTAGCTACCTAACACCGTTGCATCGGGTGTTATACAGCAACCTTGTTTAGTCACAAGCAAATTGCCCTCTGACCACTTACCGTTAGCCATCATCTTGCCTCTGAATAAATATTCTCTCATTACTCTTCACCAATCCTCTCCGTCAAAACTTAATTGTCCAGGCAAAACACCATCCTGCATCCACCAGTGATAAACCTCAAGTCCATTAGCATGTTGTGTAGCTTTGCCTCTTTGCTTTCTCATTTCAAGCATCTTATCGAATGCTCTTATATACATTTTTCGGTATTTGGGATATCGTGCAAACTCCGCAAATCTCTTCTTACTTGCCATTGGACATCCAATGCATCCAACACGGTCGAACCCACAACTGTATAACGGATTAAGATTAATGTGTTCTTGGTTGATGTACTCCCAAACATCACTATCCGACCAATCACAAATAGGGTTGAAGAGTATCTTCCCTTGTAACTGACAATGCTCAACTATCTGCCTCTTATCGTCATTGTCATTGTTAAGGACAATTTTATTCGACAGATTAGAAGAATAAGTTTCGATTATTCCCTTCGACCGTCTTCTCATACTTTCGGCTCTTCGCACTCCTGTGGCAATAGCACGATTCTTACCGCCTGTTTCTTTCAGAATTGCACAACAATATCTTACTAACCTTGTGGGTGGAATACCTTTTTGCACTATCAGTGACCACATAGATGTCGGCTTGCCCTTGTATCTTGGCATATCAATGTTGCATTTTATGCCTTTAGATTCCAACTCCTTAAATTTATTGCGTATGTGGTAAACTGTTTCGGGAGCATCAGCCGTTGTGTGACTATGTTGAGCTTCAAAGTCTATACCCGATTTAATCGCTAAATCTAAAATAATGTCGCTATCTTTGCCACCTGAGTAACAAAGCATAAGCGGTTTTTTATAATAGCGTTTACTTATTTCTGCTCCGTCACGAAGTCGCATTATAGCAACCTTTTCTAAGTCCATTATATTTTTGCTCCTTAAAACCATCTCAGACAGCTGCACCTGTCTGAGATATGTAAACGGTAATATTCAGAAAAGTAGGTATAGGTATAAAATGAGATATATATAATCTCGCTGTGCAGAGCGTGATTAACTTATTTAGTTTATTTTACTTCACCGGAGGTAAAAATCGGATGTGTGCCGTCACGGAGCTGAATTTCTTCGTCACTCATCACATAGCCGAGCTTGACGAGTAGATTATAAAATCTGTTGAGTTCGGGGTTGATGTTACGAGTAATACCCTCATAGTATGAAAAATCAATATAGCTACTATCGTAAAAGCCGCTGAAAAACGCATAGGCCATAGCCATAAGCGTTTTACCTGTGTCTGCAAGACAATCGTCAAGGTTTATACATTCGCCTTCATCGTATTTAAGACCGGCAATTTTAAGCAGAGCACCCTCTTCATATCCGCTGCTCGCAGACATTGCATACATTATGTATGCAATCAAATTTTGTTTACTGTCATTGTCATTGAAATTTGCGGACAGCATAAAATCCTCTCTAAGAGCTTTACAGCGATTGTCAATTTCATTTCCCTGCGCCCGCAGTTCATTGAGCGTCTGCCTTTCGGATTCTCTTTTGGCGGCTTCCTCGTCGGCTTTTATTTTATCGTCTTTTGTAATTTCAACATAAACGCTAATATCATTGCTGTACGCCGACATATAGTACATACGCTTTTTGCCGTCATCAAAAGATTTATCTTTAAGCGTTGAGAGGTTGTGATATCCCTCGTATTTATATCCTTTCGGTGCACCGCTCGTTTCGCATTCAAGTAATCCTTTATCGCTACATACTTTCTTGATTTCATCACGAGTATGTTTGCGCTCCTGTTTTGCTTCTGCGGCATAAATTGCACTGTTAAAATTATTTGTGCCGATAGTTTTTAATAAGGCGTTGCGTTCTTCTATATCTTCGATTTTGTTGAGCCTGTCATAATCCTGCAATGTCGGCTGTCGGATCTGACTTTCCTTGAATGCCTCTTCGTCAAGCTCACAGAGCTTTACTCTCCGCCTTATTTTGCTTTCGGAAAAGCCTGTCTTTTCGGCAACCTCTGCGACCGTATCGCCGAGGTCGAGCAAGAGCTGACAGCCCTTTGCTTCTTCATATACGGTTAAGTCTGACCGCTGCATATTTTCAGTCAACATTGTAGATAACTGTTCCTTTTCAGTCATCTTGACAACAGCGCACGGCAGTTCAGTTAATCCTGCCTGCTTTGCCGCTGCTAATCTTCTGTGTCCGATAATCACAGTAAACTCCGTCCAATCGTCATTCATCGGCACCACCGTGAGGTTTTGGAGAATGCCACTTGCCTTAATGCTTTCGGCAAGCTCATCAATGTCCCCGAGAACCTTACGAGGGTTGTCGGGGTGCGGATGAAGTTTGTCAATTGCAATCGTAGTCAATGTCGGTTTTCTTTCCATTACTTTTCACTCTCTTTCTTTTCGGCAATAACATGCAAGCCTTTGAAACAATCATCACATAGATGTATTTTAATTTTGCTCTTGCATTCAACAGGAATTGCAATCCCGCTAAAGTAATCAGTATCAACCCCTAAATAGAATTCCTTCATTTTAACTGTGTACGGATCTGAGATAACTTTGTTACAACAATCGCACTGATAAACTCTCATCGCTCTTCACCGCCCTCAATAGGCTGATTCCAGCATTTTACGCAGTTATGGTCTATTCTGCAATCATCTATGCTCATAAGCCCTAAACGAGAAGGACAAAAATTTGGTGTTCCGTTATCGCGAAGCGGAGCGTTCGGATAATGTTTCAGGTATTCCGTAAGAAATGTCTTTGGCGGATGTTCATCGCTCCACCTCTGTACAGCCTTAACCGCCTTTTCGGGATAATACATTTCGAAGTCTGGACACGATAAACCTTCACCGTTGTTATTACTACACAAAGGACAATTGCCACACTTAATTTCACACAGTCCGTTCTTTGTTCTTTTCGTCATCTTCAACTTTTCGTTGAAGTAGTTTGTAGTTTTCGTACAATCAATCATTGGTTTCATTCTCCTTACAATCAAATAGCCGATACTCCGACACACTCAAAGCCCTGTGTCAGATTTTCTGATTTGAGCCTTTCATTTTCGGCTCTGAGTTCGTTGTTCTCTGCTTTGAGTCGGTCAATAATATCAAGCTGTACATTTGTGATTTCATCGGCAATTACATTTCGGTTATTGAGGTGCTTAATAGCAATTTCATTTTTTTTCGACTCTCTCTTGATTTCGCTTTTGCTCTTCCAGTTTTTGAAAATCATTTTTATTTGTCTCCTTTACAACTTTTTTCCCTGTTCTCACGCCATAATGTTTCTTCATTGATTCAAGCTCGCCTTTTGCGTTGCCGTCCTTAACAGGCAGCTGCTGTCTTGCCTTTGTCGGATAGTCATCGCCTGTCAGCTGTTCCCACATCTCTCTGCGGTTGTCTTTAAGGCAAGTGTTGAGATACGACATAACAACCTGCTCAAACGGTACTTTACTGCCGAACCTGTCAATAAGCTCATCGACAATCTTATTCATATGCCGCCTTGCGTAATCTTTAGGCTTTTTGTATGCTCTGACCGAGTTCCACAGCTTTATATGTACATTTTCATGTGTCAGCTCATCAATTGCCTTTGCTTGTAATTCGCACAGTTTAACGAGGTCAACCTCATCTTTGCCGTATTCCTTGCAAACTTCCGAAAGCGTTACACTTGCATTTCTCACGGAGTCAATCTGCTGTTCCTGCTGGACCAGCAAATGTTCTGTCTTGAGCTTTAGTTCACGATACTCCTGAAAGAATTTTAGTTTGTATGCGGCAGTGTATTTTTCGCTGAGCAAACCAACCTTGCACATAGAATAGGCGTTAGCAAGTTCCAGTACCAATAACCTATCAAATAACTTCAATGACACGACCTCGAGATGATTAACCTCTCCGTCAATCCATCTTTTTGCCATGTCATTTAGTTCGTCAAGTGTTTTGTCATTCATCAGCTACCACCCTTGCCTTGAAAAGGTTTTGAATAGGCATGCCAAATTTTTTCGCAAGCCTCGACAACTCCTCCACCGTAAAAGTACCCGGATCTTTAATTCTTTTCCTGTAGGTGCCCTCAGAGCAATGTGCTACAAGAGCCTGTCCTTCACGGTCAATACTTCTGATTTCTGCCTCATACTGTATATTGGCAATCAACTGCCTTTTCATTTGGTCCTCTGGCTTAGCTAATTTTCTTGGCATTTTCTTCTCACCCTTTCGTTGTTTATTCCTGTAATCTGGTATCGACTTTTGCTTTAGTAGCTTTCATAAACTTGCGAAAAAATTTCACTCGGATGATATGCAGGCATCAGATTAATCCTATTCGGACAATTCTCTTCGGGGTCTGCAACACCTTCTTCAATTTCAAGCAAAACTTTTTCAGCACCATCTCGTTTGAGTTCGTTAAGCTGATTGATTAGGTCATCAATTCTTACTGTGATTCGGTTCATTCTCTCACCCCTTGTCGGTTCTTGGGTCAGTCTTTGCATTTGAAAACACAGCCGTAGTCGCTGAGCATAATGCGAGCCGGAATGCCTTCTTCGGCTTCTTCAATTGTGAGGTCGGCACATTCGTAGCCGTCTTTCTCCAACATCTGAAGCTCTTTGATGAGGTCTTTAATCCTCACTCTGATTTTATTCATAATGATTCTCCCTACTTTTATTTCCCTGTAATGTGGTATCGGTTCTGTCTTGACCGTTATGTTATAATCAAACCGAAAGGTGGTTTAATTATGGTAGTTTATCAATTTGACAAACCGACAGAAACAATATTCAGATATGTATGCGAAAATCCTAAAGCAAACCTCATAATGCTTGAATGTCTGCATAATGATTATTACAATCCTAAAAAGTCAAAAGCTAACGATAATCCTAAACTCTATGGTGACTATGCTAAATCCTGTACAGACTATCTCGTTGACTGCGGATTGATTTTTTCAAAAAAAGAAGGTATCTACACATTCTTTTTTCCGTCTGCCAAAGGTATTGCATACGCAAAGTTCAGAAGAAAAAATTGGATTTTACAATATTTGCCTTACTTTATATCTTCTGTGTCCTTTGTTATGTCTGTTATAACTTTTATTCTGTCTGTTCTTACATTGATTAAATAATCCGATTCAGCCTTCCGTTTTCGGGAGGCTATTCTTTTGGGTCATACTCAAAGACATAAATCATTCTGCCGTTATCTCTTTTGATATTCTCTTCAAAGTCTGCCACAAACTTTTTAAACATTATGATAAAGGCATGTGCTTCTTCGGGACCTTCAAAATTTCCGATCAGTAATCTCATGCGTCCGTTTGTGTATAAGTGTTCGGGATATTTTTTCTCTGCTTTTTCGGTATAATCAAGCGAACACAAAACATCCCATGTGGCTGTCTTGGCAATGTTGTATATCTCCTTACGCTTTTTTAACTTAAACATTCCTCTTGCCTCCTTAGGAAATAACAATGATGTCCTTAATCATCATGATAATGTAACCAATAGTAAAGGCGATGTTCATTCCGGAAAAAATAAGAAGTCCGATAAAAGAATTTTCTTCTGTGTTCCTCTCGGTTCTGTCCTCAGAACTTTCTTCAAAATCGTCGTCACCGCTGTTGTCGAATTTTTCACTAAGCATTTTCTTGAGGCCTCCAATTGTACCGACAGTGAAAACAAATGTAAAAATCAACATATATGCAAGCCCGATAATTTCAAGCCCGATAGTTTTATCCATTCTCTCACCCCCTTGCAGTTATTTTCCTGTAATGTGGTATCGGTTCTTATGCGGTTTTCTGACAATAAAACAGTTGTGGGTTAATCTCTAAATCAAGTAAAGCACAAAGAGTAATCATTTCATCAGCTAACATATTACTCTTACCTGATAAGATTCTAGATAACCTGTCCTGTGTTATGTTCATCTTCTCAGCAATGTACTTCTGCTTAATTCCTAACTCGTAAATTCGTTCGTTAAAAATGTCGAGAATGTTATGTCTTATCATTTATGTCACCGCCTTTCTTAATTTCTAAGATTGTAACTATAATATACTCTTAACTTTTAAGATTGTCAAGCATTTTTTAAAA